CTGCACAAATTTATCATCCATGCCTTCGCCATCGTCCATTGTCCATGATGAATTTTGAACCAGATGACCACCTTTCTTAAATCTCGTACCAACATCAAACGGGGTAATCTGGCCTTCAAGCGCCAGCGGATCGAGGAACCATGCAGTAGCCGTATCTCTCTCCACAAACCAGATACGGGCTTGCCATTCAGTGATCTGGACTAGATCAACAGCGTTAGGTGCGGGGTTGCCTATAAACGTGCCTTGCGTCCATGTCGTGCCATCAAAAATATAGTAGCCATTAGCTTCATCACAGACCAAAATAAAATGATCGCCGTTGACGTTGGTATAGTTCATATACGAACACCAGCCAGCATCACCACCCTGATTAGGCCATGTCAAAGCCAGTGTAAATGGGCCAGCACCGCCACCAGTTATGTCGTAAATTCCAGCATCAGTAACAGCAAAAGCAAAATCGTTACCGCCGCCTGCTGTGATATTGTTGTAATACATGACCGTACGAACATCAGCATCACCCCCTACGCTGTCCAGAAGCCCCGTAGCGAACTCTCTGGAGCCTTGCCTTACCGTGACGCCATATTCGCCCGGAATCATGTTAAACAGCCATATAGCGGATTCTGGGCCTATATCCGCAGTACCACCATAGAGTCCAGCCGCAATAATGCCTTTAACGGGTGCTGGAATGCCAACATCGGAAGTCAGATTAGGCTGCGCGCGCCTTCGTGGTGGTCGTTGAAGTGCTTGAACAGGAGGCATTACATACCAAAACCGGAATCTGGGGTATTATAAAGGCCATCCAAATATGGGATGCCAGTATGCTTTCTACCCTGATTGAGAACAGGTGCGCCCTTGTCTTTACCAGACCAACTATTCAAAGATTTATCGTACTGAGCCGCCGCCATCTGGGTATCAAAACCGCGAGCTTCAAGAAAACGGAGTTTCAGCAGCCGTTCAAACAGGTGCGGCTCGTACAAAATCACATCGGCTGAATTAGACAAGGTATCGGAAAAATCACCCGCTACACCTTTGACCAGCACCCAATTTCGAGAAATATACTCGTAAGCAATTTCTATGCCGGGTACAGGCGGCTGCGGGAACAACCAGAATTGATTTTCTACTTCACGGAAGGTAGCGTATATCGTGCTTGATACCAGATCGCGGCCTTCAAGATACTGCCATTCTTGCGGAGATAACGGCCCACCAAGCACAACATTGTTGGTGCGATCCCATGCGGTCTGATTGATTATATAGGCGAAATCTTCGGGCAGTTCATACTTGCCATCGTCGCCATCTTGAGTGATAAACTGATGTTCGCGGGTAATCCCTTCCCATGCTTCGTCTTGCAATAGTTCGTAACCACAAGCATCAGCCAGCGCAATTAGCTGCGCTGTGGCTGGGTCATTGGATGCGAATATATCAGATTGTTTCGGTATGCCTGTTTCTACGGCTACCTGATTAACTATCTGGTTTATTGTCTTGAATCGCGCCATCTTCAGTTACCTTTTTCTGTCGTCTGCGCCGGGGTTTTGAATCCTCGGGCGCTGTGTCAAGATCAGAGGCAAGCGATGGCGCAGCTTCAACTGGTTCAGGCGTTTTTACACTTGCAGCGATCAGCTTATCCAGCTTTTCTTCCAGTTTAGCGATACGTTCGTCACGTTCCGTCAATTCGGCTTTCATCTGGAGATAGGGCTTTTCCTCGTCGGCTATCTCCAACCATTCGATTGCCTTTTGTTTTAAGTTTAAACCACCCATAAATTTACTGATATGGGAGTCAATAGCAGATGCTAAATGTTCAACCGTTTTGATATTAGAAAAGGCCAGTTCTTCAGCCAGTGATCGTGTTACCAAAGGCCATTCTGACAGCGGCGTTCCATCGCTAGGTGCATCAGTACGCTCTTTAAACGCAGCGTAATGTTTAGGAAACCTAGTGCGATCCTTTGGCGTAGCAGGGCGACATATCCCTGCATTTCGCGATCCCGGTATCTTGATGTCGATATACTCGACATCTCTGTAGATCGGTCGGCCTTCAGCTATCGATTCACGCTTTCCCTGTTTAGCACGAATGAAAAACTTAACCAACAGCTTTTCATCTTCTTTACTTTGGTTGTGAGTCTCAAAATTCTCGGTATCAAATTCAGCAATTTGCACGAATAAATCTCCTATCGTTGTTTAAACTATTGTGGCTATCCAGCCTACGGCTAGTGTTTGCAGGTTCGCATCACCATTCACGACCAGATCACCATCGATAGATGGGTCAGCCGCTTCTTTGGCTGCGTTGGTGGGGTTTACACCAGTCAGGATCGGAATCGTACCTTTGCCTTCCACACCATCACCCAGCGCAGAACCACCGATTTGCTGGCTATCCTGCGGCACACGAATTGCCTCGTCTTGATCGAGCAATGTAAACTGCTCTGGCGTACCGACGATAGCACCTTCGCCCATGTTGATACCGATACCGGGAGCGCAAGAACCACCTTGATTCACGCCATTATCAAAACTGGCGGCAGGCACTTCAGATTCACGCGCCGTTACTGCAACTGTATCAACGTAACTTGTGGGTTGTCCCATAATCTTATCCTCTAAAAATTAAAAGGGTTGGCGCTGCAAAAACTTTTTGCAGCGCCAGTCCGATTAGGCGTTCATATCCCAACGACCTTGAAACATACGACCTGATGTGGTCAAGTTCCCAGCCCATGCGATGATCTGCACTTCAGCGTCTTGGTTAGTCGCGTAGCGGCGGTTCGGTGACAGCGGCACCATGTTACGGGCGCTGTGAGGGCGGTAGTATATGTAATCCGTGTTCAGGAAGAATGCAGTACCTGTCGGTGCGCCAGTACCCAGCGAACCATTGTAGATACCACCATCGAGTACCACATCGGCGTCCATGAACTTGATACTGGTAAAACCAGCATCGCCAGTGTTGGTGTTGCTAAACCGTTGATTTTGCTGCAATGCGCCGACATAAGTTACCCATGCAACAGAGTCGGTCATAATCAAGTCGGGACGATCCGCGCCACGAACCAGATTAGCCCAAATGGTATCCCAATCATCAAGGATGGTGGAACCATCGGCTGAGTCAATTACGAAGTTCTGCCAGAAAGGGAACGCTGCTGAGTCGATTCCACCGTATGACCCGGTTGAAGGATCAAGCGGAATTGCAACTTCCAGCCCGTCAATTTCCTTACCACCAGAGCCAGTACCGTCGCTGTATAAGCCGCCAGTAATCAGGTTGGCAATCGTTGATTCTGCAACTGACATCCGGCCTTCCATCAGGTCGATCATCTGCTCACGACCAGCGTTTTGCAGTTGTTCTAACCCGGAAATAACGACTGGTACAGCCGCTTGCTTAATGTCGTACTCTGCTGAACTGATGACATCAGAAACGCCAACAGGCAACAGATCGTATCCAGAATACCACCCGGCGTTACTGTTTTCCGCGAACGATAATTCTTGCAGGATTTTAGTACCACCGGAGAAAGTCTTGATTCGACCTTTGGTGGACAGACGCTTGAGAATAGCGTTATTGTTGGTCACGTTATCCGCTAACTTACGAGTACGCGACTCGATTGTGGTAGCTAGAATATCCGTGTAATTCGGATTAGCAAAACTCATTTTGAGTCTCCAAGTTAATTAAAAAAAGTTTTCATATTTCTTTAACCTGTCGGAGACTGGGGTTAAATTTGTTTACACGGCTGCACAATGGCTGGGCCTATTTCAAATAATAAGCCCATTTCAATCTGCCGTCAACCTGCTTGAGCATCAAAAGCCGCTTCGATAGTTCCGCGTAGGTCTAAGTCTTCGCCGCCCATCAATGCACCGTTCTGATTGCCTGTTATGCTACTGGCTGCGTTGCGTTTACTGATTAAAGTCTCTCCGTCTTGCTGTAAACGTGTTGCCGCGCCCCTATCAGAAATAACTTTGCTAACTTCAGGATTCATGGCACACGCCTTGGTATAGGCTTCAGACAACGGCATGTCATAGCCACGTTTAGCCGACATTTCACATAAATCAGCCATATCGTGTTGAACATCAGTGTAAAATTCATTGTCAGCTTTGAATTTTACAACTTCAGTCATATACGCCTGATTTCTATCGAAAGTAACCTTTCTGTCCTGTTCGTTTAAACGACCTAGCAATTCGTTGACCGGGGCTAGTTTCTGGTCGATATAAGCCATATTAGGATCGCCTATAGCCGCTGCGCCGTTACC